TGGTGATATGGCAGCCAGTCTAGCGGCGGTCGCAACCGGTATCGGAGCTATCGCAGCTAACGGAGCGGGAATAGCAACTGCAGGGAATGGCATGAAAGCACTAGGTCAAGGAATGGCAATGGTACAAGCATATAGCGCAAGCGCTTCTGCTTCGCTTATGTCAGTATCAGCAGTGCTTCCTGCTTTAGCTTCTGGATTTTCAGCATTAGCACCAGTTATTGCCAGTGCTATGGCTAGAGCTGTAACAAGCGTACAGTCTGGCATGACCTTGATAGTGACGGTCATTGTTTCAAGCGCAGCTCGTATGACTGCAGCAGGACTACAAGCAGGCCAAGGTGTATCTCGTGGAGTTACCAATGGTATCCGGTCTGGTGTAGGTCAAGCTACAAGCGCCATGAATACTCTTATATTGTCTGTCCAACGTGTCGGAAATATCGGCGCCAGGAACATGGTTAATATCGGCACTCAAATCGGAAACGGCCTAGCTCGTGGCATGATTGCCGCTTTGCCAGCGGTCACATCAGCGGCTAATGCGCTCGTGGACCAGGCAGAGAGAGCGGCAAAAGCTAGAGCAGATATCCATTCGCCATCCAGGCTCTTTAGAGACCAAGTTGGTCGGTATATCGCTCAAGGTATAGCTGTAGGTATTGAGCAGAATACCTCAGATGTGGTAGACAGTCTTGACAAAGTCCAGCGAGAAATGATGCGCTACAGCTTCCATCCAGAGAAAATGATCAGTCAATCTGCAGGATCTATCACAAGTCAAGTGCAGCTTAAATCAGCCAGTGATCGATTGCAGGGTGGCCAAAATAAGAGCGTCAAGGATAAAGCGGATGAATTTCTTCGCAAGGCGTTAGAAGTGGCAGAGGAAGCCGTGAAGAGACCTGTCTATACTGTTCTGGATGACGGCACACTAGTAGCTAAGACAGGAGAAAAATTCAAAAACTGGCAGGATAATCAAAACTTTATTCGCAACAGGATGAGAGGGGTGGAAATTTGACAAAAATCATGACTTTCAACGGAGTTGATATGTCCAAGTATTTTAAGGTCTTGGATGTTATTATCCCGATAGGAAACACAAGGAGTATCGCAACAAGCGACGCTCCTTTTTTGGGCGTAAACGTTCAAAATGTCAAAATCGGACCCAAGAGAATTAAAGTTAAGATCAAGATGCAAACCAGGACTCCGGAAGAGATGGAAGGACTGAAAGATGAACTTGCTGGTGTACTGAATGTATCTGAAGCAAAGCGTATCACTTTCAACTTCAAGCCAGGTAAGTACTACATGGGCTTTGCTTACGATGACATTACTCCAGACAATATTACTCGCTGGCTACAAAAAGCAGAAATTGATTTTTTGATCCCAGACGGCGTGGCACACTCTACAACTTACAAGCGTGTAGTGGACTATGAAGAAAAGCAAGGCAAGATGGTCTTTGCGATTGATAATAAGGGGACAGCAGACGCTTATCCAATTATCACATTTAAAGCCAATGACGAAAACGGCTATTACGGCCTTGTGAGCGAGCGGTTTGCTTTCGAGGCCGGAAGTATCGAGGAAGCCGATATCGTGCCATATAAGCACTCTGAAATCCTCTGGGACTATGTTACTGGCGAGGGTATTATCAAGGGTCTTGCGGACGGTCAGAAGAATGTAGCAATCCTGAATGATAATTCCCAAAACTTGAACGGAACACTAGCCATTCAAAGCGTTTGGGGCAGACCTCATTTATCCCTTGCTAATCCTGGAGGTGGCCCTCTTGGAAATCATGCTGGATCAGTCACTTGGGAAATTCCCGCTGATAGCGTAGGAGAAAAGGGAGCGCTTCATGAGTACATATGGTGGAGACAAATTTTCTGGGTTAATCCAGCTAATCAATATGGCTTTATCAAGATTTCATTTACTGGTGAAAATGGCGAGTTCCTCTATGGCGTTGAAACCATTAAGCGAGGGAATGGCCTGAATACAGAGTATAACTTCCTTGCTGCTAATGGAAGCGGCAACTATAAGCTGGTTAAGCAATGGACGTTCTGGCCGACTCACAACCCAAGCGAAAATCCGTTTAACAAAGATAGCGGTCAATCCGACATCTTACGCAGAGACGACGAAGTTCAGCTGTTTTGGAATGGTTCGTATCAGAAATTCAACGTCCCTGAAATTAAAGGCAAGAAGTCTATTAAAGTCCATGTTGCTATGGGAGCTTTTGGCGATAAGCCGCTCCCAACACACATGTATTTAGACAGCATCGTTTATCGAAAAGACTTTGTGAATGGCACAAAAGACATCCCTAACAGATACGCTGCAGGAAGTACGCTTGTCATTAACAGTGAAAATGACAGTGTATTTCTGAACAATCTTCCGAATCTGGATCAAGTAGTTGATGGCTCTCTATGGCCGGTCATTCCACCCGGTAAGTCTGAAATCGAAATCTTGCAGTCTAATTGGGCGAGGAAAAAACCGAGTGTGACGATTGAATTTGAAGAAAGGTGGCTCTAATGCTTTTAACAATCCACGATAGCGCCTTGGAAAAGGTCGCTTTTATCGATAACGACAAGCAGACCACCTTGAATTTCTTTAACGACAAGTGGACACGCTCGCTTGAAAGTGCGACATCAGTCTTTGAGTTTTCGGTTTTTAAGAAGAAAATCCAGTCTGACACATACGTCGAACAAGCCTATAAGCACCTCAATGAGCGTGCTTTCGTTAGCTTTAAATACAAAGGCCGGTCTTATCTCTTTAACGTGATGAAGACCGAGGAAAACGAGCAGATTATCAAGTGTTACTGCGAAAATCTAAGCCTCGAACTCATGCTCGAGTATCAAGAGGCGTACAAAGCCCCTAAAGCCATGACTTTTGAAGAGTATTTGAAAACATGGGGAATTCTTAGTGTCGCTAAACTTGATTTAGGTATCAATGAGCTAACAGATCAGCGCAGAGCGTTGCAGTGGGAGGGGCAAGAAACCTCTCTCGCTCGCTTAATTTCTCTGGCTCGCAACTTTGACGCTGAAATTGAGTTTGAAACTCACTTGAAGTCTAATAGCCAGCTCGACCGCTTTGTAATGAATGTCTACAAGGCACATAGCGCAGACAATCAAGGCGTCGGACGTAAGCGAAACGATGTTGTCTTGAAGTATGGCAAGAATGTGCGAAGTATTAAGCGAAGTGTTGACAAGACGCAACTATACAACGCTATCAAGCCCGTTGGGCGCAAGGAAGAAACCAAAGAGACATCAACCAAGGTCGCTAATCCGTCAGCTACACAAGCGGCGAATAGTGGGAAGAAGTATGGCGGTGGCGGTTTAAACTATGCTGGGCATCCTATGAGCGCTGCAATAGTCCAAACTATCTTAAATCTCTGTGTGCAGTACAACATTCTGCCATCTGGGATGATATGCCAGCTCTATCTCGAAAGCTTCTGGGGCGCTTCTAACGTGGCTAGAATTGATAATAACTGGTCAGGTATGTCTGGCTCTGCTCAGACACGTCCAAGCGGTGTCAAGGTCACGACAGGAAGTGCTAGACCGGCCAACGAGGGCGGAACATACTTCCACTATGCTAGCGTAGATGACTTTATGAAAGACTATGCTTATCTGCTGGCCGAACAGACTAGCGGCGGCCGCAAGTTCTACGGTGTCAAAGGCAAGCAGAACATCGAAGACTACACTCGTGGCCTTTTTCGTGTCGGTGGTGCACTATATGACTATGCGGCTGCTGGATATGGCCACTATATCGCTCTCATGCGAGATATCAGAGGTGGTGTCAATCGGTCTAATGGGAACATTCTAGACAAGCTAGATGACCTATGGAGACAGCCTAACAACCAATTAAGCAGCCCTAATCAGCCAGTGACTAGAGTAGTCAAAGCCGATAAAACAATAGCTGTTATCAACGAAATGAAAGGCCTACAAGGTCGGACAGTCGGTAGCGGTCAATGTTATGGCTTAGCCGCCTGGTATTCCATGAAGTTAGGAGGCCCTGGCCTTGGCGGTGGCGTAACTGGTTTTTCTGGAAAAGTCGGTGCTGGTATGGCTGCGGCTTACATCGGCACAGATTATGCTTGGGCTAATTTTGGTTGGTCTGTTGTCCGTCCTCGTGGAACTAATGAGCTAAAAGCTGGTGCATTAGCAAACATCAAGGCTTATAACGCTTTTCTAGGAACTGGACAGTATGGCCACGTTTCCATCATCATTGCCAATAACGGAAGCACCGTTACGGTACTTGAGCAAAACTATGCCGGTCGTCAGTATGTGACGCTAGGAACATATAACGCCCAAGCATACCTGGGAGCCATCGAAACACTCTGCTATCCACCAGAACTAAAAGCTGGTAAGACAGTCGAGGGCAGGACAGAAACAGGTGGCACGGTTGATGTTCCGGTGCCAGAGATAGAACTTAAAGAAGTAACCGTCAGCACCACACAGGTTGTCATAGACCCTAAGAAAAAGCAAGAATGGAAGAATGAAAAAGGCGAAGTCGAGTTCTACCTCAAGGATAGCTTGCTATTCGCCCCACTATCCAAACAACTGTATCCGTCAGTTTTGACTGGTACTGAGACAGGCGATAACTGGATCCGCAAGGACATGGAAGTCGATACAGATAGCGAAGAAGTGCTTATCTCCACGGCCTTGCGTAATCTGAGGAAATATTGTTATCCAGCTATCACGTACGAAGCAGACGGATATTTTGACTTGGATATCGGCGATACTGTCAAAATCCAAGACACGGGCTTTAGCCCTATGTTGGTGCTGGAAGCTCGTGTCAGTGAGCAACAAATCAGCTTTACGAATCCGAGCGAAAACAAGACGGTCTTTGCGAACTTCCAAGCCTTGCAGAACAAGGTATCTGATAGCTTGCTGACTCGCATGGCTAAGCTTGCAGAGCAGGCCATACCGTACGAGCTGAAGCTATCCACAGACCAAGGAACGACCTTTAAGAACAACACAGGTCAGAGCTTGCTCATGGCTACACTAGAAAAGAATGGCAAGGTGTACGAGCCTATCATCTTTTACAAAAAAGGCGACTCTATCATCGGCAGTGGCAGCCAAATGCTAGTCCGTGCGACAGACTTTGAGGGAACTCTGCAAGTGACTGTAGAAGCTTATCTCAATGACGAGAAAGTGGCAACTGCAGAGGTGACTTTCAGCAACGTGGCTGACGGTCAAGCAGGGGCGAAAGGTGACAAAGGCGATCCAGGCGCACAAGGCCCTCCTGGGCCTAAAGGCGATAAAGGAGCGCTCGACGAGGAACAGCTCAAGCAAGTAAATGACAAGATTGATAGCAAGGCTGACCAGAAGCTGACAGCAGAGCAGCTGAACGCTTTAACAGAAGCTATGCAGCTAGCCAAAGCAGAACTTGAAGCCAAAGCCAGCATTGATACGGTCAATGAATGGGTTAAATCCTATCAAGACTATGTCAAAGCCGATGAAGCTGGACGAGCTGCAGCTGAAGCTAAACTTGTGGCAGCGACTCAAAGGGTTGCCAAAATTGAGAACAATCTTGGCGATATGGCCGAGCGTTGGAGCTTCTTAGATAGCTATATGAGCGCCAGCAACGAGGGATTAATCATCGGCAAGAAAGATGGCTCGTCCTCTGTTCGTGTCGAGAGTGACCGCATAAGTTTCTATTCTGCCGGCTCCGAGGTGGCTTACATCTCACAAGGTGTCCTCAAGATTGAAAATGGGGTATTCACTCGGACGCTTCAAATCGGGCGTTTCCGAGAAGAACAGTATCAGCTCAATCCGGACATGAACGTCATCAGATATGTGGGAGGTATTTGAACATGGTCAGAGCTAATTTTAGTGGTGCATACGGGCACAATCTACAACTCGAAGTTATTTCAGAGGGATACAGACAAGATATTGCTGGTAATTTTTCGGTTATCAACATCCAAGTGAAACTCATATCAAACGGTTATGCAGCCATTTATGACGGAGCAAACAAATCACTGGCTATTACTGTCGGCGGAGAGACCCGGAACGTCACAGCGGACGCAACTATCGGTCAAAATCAAAATAAGCTGATTTTTGACAACGAATTTAGAGTTCCACACGACCAAAACGGAACAAAGACTGTCAATATCAATGCACGACTAGATATCAATGTCAGCGGTTATGGAAGCGCATCTGTCGGCTTTAATAGACGATTGCCAGACATACCAAGAGCAAGCTCTGGTAGCGATGTGACAGCCGTTATCGGTCAACCTGTGACGATTAACATTAATCGCAAGAATGACGCTTTTAAACACGCCATATGGGCGACCTACGGCAGTTTTAATAAGCAGATAACGACTGCTAATGTCGATACCAGCTTTTCTTGGACACCGCCCCTAGAGCTATGCGAACAGACACCAAACAGCGCTAGTGGTTATGGCAACTTAACCATCATCACATACGATGGCAGTCGAGAGATTGGGCGAGATATTAAGCGTCTTAATCTTTCTATTCCAGATAGCGTCAAGCCGACTTTAACAGGTTTCACCCTCACAGACGGCAATGCCATAGCCGCCAACATTGTTTCTGGTGGTGAACACTTTATCAAGATTTTGTCTGATATCAGAGTTAATTTTGGTGCAGCTTCTGGGGTTTATAGCTCGACGATTACAGGCTATTATGCAGAAATCGTCGGCAAGAACCAGTCCACGACTACCAACGGCGGCGGTCTGGGGC